AGATAAGGGTTTACGTGCTGTAAAGGGGTATCATTATGATTCCCCGACTAGGAACGGTGACTGCGGATCTCCTCTTTTGAGATGGGATTCCAAAGCCACAACTAAGATAGTAGGTATTCATGCTGCTGGTGGTCTTAAGGAAAAATCGGGCGGTTTTGCTACTATTGTTGACCAGGAGTGGTTGATGAAGACAATGACAGCTTATAGCCCTTTGGTTAGGCAATCTGATGATAAGGAGTTACTTCCTTATACTGGTAGAATGGATTTAGTAGATACACCAATCGTTGTAGTAGGTTTAGTTCCCCCAGGAGAAAGAGTTAAACTCCCAACAAAACCATCCTGTTATGTACCTAGTGTTTTTCAAAAAGTAGATTTATTTCCAGTAACTACAGCCACAACAGATTGTAGTTATTATGGAGAAGGTAATAAATTGTTTAGTGGTTTTGCTAAATTTACTCCCAGTACTAGGGCTTTAGACCAGCGTAGAATAGATAAAATTAGAAAGTGGATCTTTTACCAATTTTTTAGTAGTTCAGACAGACAATTTGAAGTTTTAGATTGGGAACAAGCTCTTAATGTATATGACCAAATAAATAGTATAAGTTTAAATTCGTCTATGGGTTATCCTTGGGTTTTGTCAGGAGAAAAGAAGAAGTCGTTTATTGATTATGACGAAGATAATCAAAAGTATATATTTAATAAGACTAAAGGCCAAGAACTTTTGACCCGTTTAAATAAGTATGATGATATGATAAAGAAAGGAGAGGTTCCTACAATTGTACAATTATGCTATTTAAAAGATGAACGATTGCCGTTAGGCAAGATTTTAGATGGAAAATGTAGAGTATTTATGGGTTGTCCGATTGAGGCCACTCTTTTATTTAGAAAATATTTTGGTTCTTTTGTTAACTTCATTGGTAAAACTAAAATGAAACATGGTATTATGTTAAATATTAATCCTTATGAAGAGTGGAATGAAATGACTATTAAACTTTTAGAGAAAAATCAACATGTAGTTTGTTTAGACTACAAGTCTTTTGATCGGACAATTCCACCACAGTTATTGTCAATG